TGATCTTTATTTCTCATAGTATTGAATTATTTAGTTTATATGTTACAATATTTTTATGAATATTGTTGCGTGTAGCATATCACGAAGTGCTGATCCTTGTCAAACTAAAATTTTCAAAAATCTTCAAAAAATAAATAAGCATTCTGAAAATAAAATAGATTTAAAATTAAAACATAATAACACGAAGACGGGTTTATGTGAATTTTATAATAAATGTATTGACGAACATGCCAAGATCTGCGATTATATGATTCTTGTCCACGATGACGTGGAATTTATAAACATGGATTTGGCTTATCAAATAGAACAGGGAATGCAAAAATACGACATCTTAGGTGTTGCTGGATGCATCGATCCCACAATTAAAGATGATAACTTGTGGCATCTTATGACTGATAGAAGCAAGTTGAGGGGGTTTGCTGGTCATCCATGTTCCAATGATCCAGAAGAATTTTATGTTACAGTATTTGGACCATCTCCAAATAGAGTAGCTATGATTGATGGTGTTGTCATGGTATTGAATTGTAAAAAGATATTGGAATCTAATACTAGATTTGATGAAAACTATATGTTTCACCATTATGATTTAGACTTTTCTATTCAATGCAATATGAATAAATTAAAAATTGGCACTTGGCCTATTTTAATCAACCATAGTTCACCAGGTTTAAAGGAAAGACATAAAGGTTGGAGTGATTCAAACGAATATTTTAAAAATAAATGGAAAAAAATACTACAAAAATAGATTTAGATTACTACGAGAAAGTTGTGATGTATAACTGTCTTTTTGACAGTGGATATTTGGGGGCTATCATTGATCATTTAAATCCAAGCATCTTTATGGATAAGGATATTAAGTGCATAATTAGCATTATAACCGACTTCTACATTAAAAGGAGCGAAGTTCCATCTTTAGTTGAGATTAAAACATATACAGATGAGCCTAGTTCTAAAGAATCTCTAAAAAGCTTGGGAGTTAAACTTAGGGAACTTGAAAATGTAAAATTTAATCGTGATGAATTATTTGAAAATACAGAAACCTTCCTCAAAGAAAGGTCTGTATATAATACCCTTTTAGAAGCTGCTCAAAAGCTCGATGGCGGTAACTTAGATTCATCTGCATTACTGATTAAGATGGAGAAAGCTGTAGGCATAAATTTATCAACATCTATAGGTATGAGTCTTCTGGACGATGTTGATCACTTTATAAACGAACTCTCTAAGAATGAGAGCAAAATATCTAGTGGATGGAGATGGTTGGATAATAAGATTAGTGGTGGTTTTTGTGAGAATGGTAGGGCATTATATGTCTTTATCGGTGAAACAAATGTCGGTAAATCCATTTTCCTTGGAAATGTTGCTGCTAATGTGGCAATGCAAGGCAAGACATGTTTGGTAATTTCTTTGGAAATGTCTGAGATCATGTATGGAATGCGATTCGCATCCAATTTGACTAAAATTCCAATGTTTGAGTTGAAGAATGATTTTGGCAAGCTCAAAAGCCAATTAAATAATATCAAGAAGAGAAATAAGGAATCGAAAATTCTAATTAAAGAATTCCCCCCATCAACAATATCCCCATTTCAAGTTGCGGCATATTTGAAAAAATTACAGCAGAGAGGTATTAAGGTTGATTGTTTGGTATTGGACTATTTGAATCTGATGGACAGTGGTGTTAAAGGTGTTAGTAATATGTACGAACGTGTTAAACATATATCTGAGCAACTCAGAGCCGTTTCCTACAAGTTTAGCATTCCTGTCATCACCGCATCTCAAATTAATCGTTCAGGTTATAATTCCGCTAGTCCTAGTTTAGAAACAATTTCTGAGGGTATTAGTTTAGCGAACACCGCAGATTGTATTTTCAATATTTGGCAAACCGATGAAGATAAAGATAATGGTTTTATTAATATGGGAGTAGCTAAAAATCGTTTTGGACCCAATTTTGGATCGACTGTGTTAAAAATAGATTATACCACATTAACCTTATCTGAGGAAGATGTGAGAAGCGGGACTGAGGAAGTCTGTGAATTTAATAAATCAATTAAATCACTTGAAGATTGATGAATCCGTTATAAGTTAATAGATAATGGATAACAAGAAAAAAATACATGTATTTGTTCACTCCGATTTGGATGGAGTGACATCGTATATGGTGTTACAATGGTATTTGTGGAATATGCCTACATATACTATAAGTAACCATGAAAATCTACATAATAGCGTATCTAAATGGTTATTAAAAAATAAAATAGACGAATATGACTCTATTTACTTTTTAGGTTTTGATACCTGTAATATATTACATTTAATTGATCATAAGAACGTATACATTTTCGATCATCACCAAGAGGCTGAAAGGTGTCTATCTCTCTATGTGAACGCTAAAGTTAAGGTATTGGAATATGGTTCTACTGTGTTGGGGCTATATAGGCATTTGAAAGATACCATGAAAGACAGGAAAATAACAGCGGATCAAAGAAAGTTGGTTGCTTTGGTAGATGATTATGCTTCCTATAGATTACTGGAAAGGGAAACTTCAATTGGCTTAAACATGATATTTTGGAATTATCAGGGAGATAAACTTGAAAAGTTTAGAAATGATTTCAATAATGGATTCACCGCATTCGGAAACGATCAATTAAAGATCATAGATTTTTATAAAAATAAAATTAGAAAAATAATTGATGCTGCTGATTTTTATGTTGGTGACTTTAAGATACAAGGGGTTTTCCGTAAAGTTATAGCCACATTTGCAGATACTTGTATAAATGAAGTAGCCTCTGAATTAACGAATATGGGATTTGAAATAGCTATAGTTGTTAATGCCGTTACTAAAAAAGTGAACTTTAGAAAAAACCATCACTCAAATGTAGATTTGCCAAAATTGGCTAAAAATCTCACAGATGGTGGTGGGTATAAAAACACCGCAGGAGGTTTGTTAACTGAAAAATTCATGACCTTTACAAAACTTTTAAATAAATATGATATCGGAAAAGGAAAATAGAGAAAAAGAACACATTTTTAATTCATTCTGTAGTTTTATAAGTATATTGAATAACAAGAAGATGAATTATGCATCAATTCTGTTATTGTATATTCAGGATATTAAGATACGTGATTTCTTCAAATTGATAAACAATATTGACAATGATATGGATGCTGTTAGGCTATTTTTAGATAATGACGCGTCTTTATATAAATCTAAATATGTTATGAAATTTCTTAACAATAAGAAAAACAAAAAAATTATAGATTCACTACGTTAGTTGTTTAACTAAATGAGAGATTTGGAAAATATATACAATACTTATTTGAGGATAAGTAGAACGAAGAAAAATTTACCATATAAAACTAGGAAAGATTTTTCCACTATTAGCGATGATGTCAATTATGCCACGTTGTTGAAATTGGAAAATTTTTTCAATAGGAACTCATATGTGAATCTGAATGATTTTTTCGAAGCTCCCTATATGATATACGAAGATGAAAATCATTTTGATTTGAATTTTTATATAACACAGAAGGCTATGAAAACCTATAGTTTGTATCAGAAGAAAAAAACATATTTAGATCCAGATTCTGATGTTCAAAAGAAAGCGGTATTGAGTGGTTTGGAGTTCATATATAAATTTTGTAAACATAATAAACTCGGCTTGCACGAATACATATATCACAAAACCAATAACATGAATACTGTGTTTTTACATTTAAAGGAAAAAAATATATCGGTTTATAACTGTTTATCTTTTTCTAATTTCGATAAGGTAGTTAATTCCCAGAATTATGAACTTCTAGAATTCATGCTTGGAGATGTCATTTCCAAGTTATCCATATTCCGCACTAAATTATACTCTTCCGTGAAGTGTAATAAAATTTCCACGGATGGTTTAAAAATATTGAAAGATAGGCTTGACATATACAAAAACTAATGTAATATTGCTTACGAATATGAATACATTCACCAACAAAATGTTTGATAGCATTAAAGATGCTCTTCAAAAGAACGCAGTTCAATCTGGTACAAGAAACATTCTCAAATTTGAGAAGGATAAAACTTATACCGTTAGACTGATTCCGAATGTGTCCTCACCAGAGAAGACATTCTTCCACTATTATACCTATGACTGGAGTTCATTTGGAACTGGTCAGTACACCAGTGTTTTATCTCCAACTACATTTGGTCAACGTTGCCCAATCACCGACACTAAGTTTAAGGTGTTGAGAAATGGTACCGATGAGGAAAAGGCTAAGGCAAATCTTCTTCGCCGTAATGAACGCTGGTTGATTAACGCTTATGTTGTTGATGACCCCACAAACCCTGAAAATAATGGGACATTGAAGATTATTCGTTATGGAAAGCAACTCCATAAGATTATTTCCGATGCGATTGATGGTGAAGGTTCAGAAGACTTTGGTCCAAGGATCTTTGATCTATCTGAAAATGGAGTAAACTTTAAGATCAAGTCTGAACAACAGGGTGATTATATTTCATATACATCTTCCAAGTTCACAATGCCTCGTAAGATTGAGGGAATGACTG